CATGTCGAGCTGTTGCGTTGGCTAAACGTCAAGATCGAGTTCATTGAAGGTGTGCTGGATGATCGCATCACGTTCAAAGGCAAGAACCGCCAGGCGGCTGGTGCTAACATTCTGGCTGAAACCGCTGCAACTGAAGCTGATGTGACGCGTCTGCTGGGCTTGAACATCCTTAGCCTTACCAGTGAGCAAGTGGATGCTCTGCGCAAAGAGATCAAAGAGGCGCAAAAGCAACTGGCATACTGGCGCAAGACGACGCCTAAAGACCAATATACCGAGGATCTCGATCGACTGGAGGCCTAAGCTATGCTATTGTTAACCAGTATACCGGTAAGGGCTGGCACAATGACCTATCATACTTGGGGCAGAGATCGTTACAAACTTACCATCTGGTTTGATGGTCCGCATATGTATGCCACATGTGAGGCCTTGAAGGGCAAGACATTCAGTGATTTGACCCTCCAGATCCGAGGCACAGTTGAAAACCGGTTGTGGCGCGCTCTGCGTGACGACTGGAATGTGCTGGCTTCCAACCTTACCCTCAAATACGAAAAAGGTCGCGTGTGCATCACGTTCAACGACCCTGAGGAGTTTGTTATGACCAAGATGCTTTACAATGGCGTATAACCGAGTCAAGATGACATTTGGCAATATCAAAGCAGTCCGGTTCGCTGACAAGTGGCCCAACGGCCGACCATTCAAGCATGGCGCCATGGAGGTCCAATTTGGATTCCAGCCTGCCTCTTTTGCGTCGGCTGTGGACGAGATTGAAGCTTACATGACTGAGCGTGGATATGTTCAGGGCAAGGACTATCACGTTCCGGCCTGGAACACCTATGGGTATGGCTCCACGATTGCCAACCGCCATGTCAAGTCACCATTCTACATCACGTTCAACGACGACGAGACCTTTGTCATGGCCAAGATGGGATGGGGAGCAGATGATGAAGCTGGCAGTTAGATTCATTGAAGCCGATCTCTGCCCTATCAAAAGCCAGGGCGGCGGATGGATTGTCCCACAGCATGGCTGGGGCACCGCCGCAGTTTATGCTGATGACATGCGCGCCAAATTGACCCAAATCGGTCTGGCGGAAGGAAAAGATTTCACACTGCTAGAACATGGTGGACTATCGCCGCGAGTTTTGAAACGTGTGATGCTGTTCAGTGATGAACTTTTCATCCTCGCCAAGATGACGCTATGATCTTCGACCCACAATCTTGCATTCAGGTTGCACTCAACTACAAACACACAGAAACTCATGTGCTGTTCGTGTATGATCGACCTGACAACCACAGCGCCTACAAGTGCTTGGCCTACATCTGGGCGTGGCTGGAAGAAAACTGCGCAGAATTTGGTGTCAGGTCCTTCCAAGTCAACCAATGCGTTGTCGAAATTCCAGACGCAGGAATCCGCACCATGCTCAAGTTGATGTTCGCTCCAGCTGACCGGTATTACACTGACGATCCAATGTTTTAACATTGTGCTTGACACTGCACTGTGCCTAGTGTATTGTTATCAAAAGGATAAAATATGACAACATGGGGCGTAATCGACTTAGAGACGCTGGATACTATTCCAGAAGCACAGGTGCTCACCATTGGTGGTATCAAGTTCAATCCATTCAACTGGACTGAGCCGCACAGTGAATTCTACTACCGCTTTGACATTGACGAACAAGAAGCTCTAGGGCGGACTGTGAGTCAGGACACACTGGATAACTTCTGGGCCAAGCAGCCACCTGAGATTATCGAGGAAGCGTTCACTCCTGATGGACGCACTGACTGCCGCACGGTGTTGCGGGCACTCAAGAAGTGGTATGTGGGTTGTGACGAGATCTGGTCACAGGGCAGCTTTGACATCAACATCATTGAGAATATGTGCCGCCAAGTGGGTGAGCCCGTTCCTTGGAGTTTCTGGACAGTGGGTGACAGCCGCCCGTTCTTCCGCCGTATGCCATCTGACCCTCGTAAGAGCGTCAAGTTTGCTGCACACAACGCTCTTGAAGACTGCAAGGCGCAAGCGTTTGCTATGCGCAAGACATTCGAGCACTTTGGGATGAAGAAGTGAAGATCAAAGTATCCAGGGAACTGTCTACACCGGAAGGCGGATACCTGCGCATGGTTGATTTTGTAAGTGACCATGTCGACCTTGTAGTCAATCCACACTACAAAACTTACGATAGCACCAGTGTTAGACGTGAGCTGCGGCGCTGCGGTGTAGAGGGCCCATGCGATCTGATCGATGGAGATGTGCTGCACAGTGGTATTCAGTATGTGACAGTGGCATTTTGCAATCCAGAAGATTTTACCAAAGTTCGTCTACTGATGGACGAAACCACCACCGAAAAACGATATGGCTTAGAGGATATTTTGTAATGCTAGTCCCAATGGTAATCGAGCGCACCAGTGCAGGTGAACGTTCATACGACATTTACAGCCGCTTGCTCAAAGAGCGAATCATCATGCTCAACGGTCCCGTTGAAGATGACATGGCCAACCTGATTGTCAGCCAGCTACTGTTCCTTGAAGCAGAAGGCGCTGACGACATCACCATGTATATCAACAGCCCAGGCGGCGTTGTGACCAGTGGCATGAGCATCTACGACACCATGCAATACATCAAGCCTGATGTCAGCACTGTGGTCGTGGGTCAGGCCGCTAGCATGGGCAGCTTCCTTGCACAAGCAGGCGCGCCAGGCAAGCGTTACGTGTTGCCCAACAGCCGCACCATGATCCACCGTGTGAGCAGTGGAACGCCGGGCACCAGTGGCAGCATCTACATCCAGGAATTGGAAATGGAAGATGTGCGCCGTGCCTTTGAAGAAAGCAAAGCCATCAACCAACGGCTGACTGAACTGTATGTGCAGCACAACAGCCGTGGCAAGACGCTCAAGGTTATGATGGAGACCATGAAGCACGACACCTTCCTTACTGCAAAACAAGCTATCGAATGGGGGCTAGCAGATGAAATCCTCACCCGAAGAGCCTAAGGGCTTCTTTGATGGATTCACCCTATGGGATTGGTTTACCATATGGGTTGTGAGTGACGTGGGTTCTGCTGGTGTGATGGCATTGATTGCTGGCACTGGCGGAATTTGGAGCGTCGTAGCGGCTAGCTGTCTTTGGTGGTTGCACATTTACAACGTGCGCAACGAAATCCGAGATGGCAAGCGATAAGTAAACTAAGTGGACTACGGCTCGTCCCACTCTAATTATTCCGCGCCCACAACAAAGGAATACACATGACTGATATTGAATACTTTGAAGCCAAACTAGCAAAAGCTGAGACTCCAGAAGAAATTGCTCGCATAGAGAAATACATTGAACTTCTGAGTGACGCTGCTGCCATCTACAATGTGGTTAGGCGTTCAGAAATCGCGCCAGTGCAATACAAATACACCAGCACCAAGGAATACATCGATGCGTTTCCTTGTGCTTACCGCCAGTGGCGGGCTGACAGCCATTGCAACACAATTCACGGCTACTCGTTCAGCATGAAGTTCTACTTTGGCACCAACGATCTTGATGTGCGTAACTGGGCCGCAGACTACGGCGGACTCAAGGACCTCAAGCGGATCCTGGAAGACCAATTTGACCATACCCTGTTGGTTGCTGAAGATGATCCCAACATGGACTTGTATCTTGAGCTGCAACAGCGCAAGATGGCCAAGCTGACTATCCTGCCCAAGTTGGGTTGTGAGAGCCTGGCTGACATGCTTTACCGCTACGTGAATGGTGTCTACATTCCAGACATGTGGGGTCCAGGTGAAGCTGAACGACTGTGGTGTTATCGAGTTGAAGTGCGTGAAACCCAAGCAAACATGGCCTATCGTGAAGGCCACCGTGAGTGGAATGAGGAACTTCTCTAATGCAACTGAAAGACGGCGTTGAAATTCCAGGTATGGATGAGTTTTGGTATGACATCACCCTGGGTGGGTATATCAATCCTGAAGACCTGTTGGAGGATCCTGCTGACGCCCGGCGCGTTCGTGACGCCCTAGAGGTGATTATGGAATTCGAGAAACTGCTCGAAGATGCGTTGGATGACGAGGACGACGAAGACTACTGACATGAGTGCTTTGCCCCGGCTCGATTTCATAATCTACAAGGATGCATCCACCACCGAGTTCTTGCAACCATTTGGCTGCTTGACCACAGTGCGCAATCTGGAAACATTGCTGGACTATTATGACCACGAGCTGGGGCAGGGCTACACGCATGTTACCAGGCAGGTAATCCCTGTGCTGATGCGAGACAAGATCATTGAGGAATTGGGCGTGACGAAATTTTCGTCATCCATCTATTTCTTCAACTCGCACCAGGATCAAGCTGACTACATTGTCAAGTTTTTTGATCCCGAGGAATACCTCATGTTCAAGCTGGCATACTTCGGTGCCCGCGTTTAAGATACACCGCCATGAATCTGTGCCTGCTGAATTTATGAGCCAGAGACCGCAATTGTTTTGCATGGTGTATGGCGTGGAGTTGCTTGCGATACGTGATTTGTTGCCATTCTGGTATGCATCAGAGCACGAAAAGTTTGTGATGGAAATACTAGAACGAGAATTGCTGATAGATGTAAAGCCATACGTGAGCTTTTCGCATATGTCATTTGGAAGCGGATACGACTTCGGACTATTCGTATATGAGCAAGAGCTCGCAGCGATGATAAAGCTAACCTATTGGTGAATTACGATCATGATGATCTTACGCTCAGTATTCAAGCAACCTGGCTTGAGAGCAATGGCTGCGGCTTTGACAGAGTTGTCGTCTTGGAGTTTTTTTGTAGCGATTGTATTATGTCTGGCGATGAGCTTTTTAACACTGTAGGGCAGGCGCTGCGCGACCGTATTGAAGCCAAGCTAGAACGAGATTTGGGATTGGTGCATCGCCGAGATTACATCTTTGGCATCTACGACAATCCAGTAATGAAAGACGGGGTGTGGGTTGTTAGGCCCATACCAGGAGACATGCGAACCATAGTTCGCCTCAAAGACGAGGAGCATTTTGTCATGTTCAAAATGCATTATAGTGACAACTGAATCAGAACTGATAAATATTCTTAAGGATGTCTATGACCCTGAAGTGAGTGTCAATGTCTACGATCTAGGTTTGATCTACAGCATTGATATTTCCGAATCAGGGAAAGTGACCATTCTTATGACTTTGACAAGTCCTTTCTGTCCAGCAGGAGACGACATCATTAGTGATGTTACAGCCGCAAGCTATTCAGTGGGAGCGACCGAAGTTGAAGTGAATATAACATTCCAGCCAGAATGGGGCCCTGATCGAATATCCGACGAAGGAAAATTAGAATTGGGCCTGTTATAAACGGGGTAGGATCAGTGTTACTTAACCAACTTGAGAAAGTTTTTATGGTTATCGGGGACAGAGTGATAATGGCGGGCGGTGGATACAAGAATTTCGATGAGTTTGATGTGAGTGAAGACAACATCACGTCAGAGCTTGTAATTCGTCCACGTCCAGGTCAGCCAAAGAAGACTCTAGAGACTAGACAAAGCTTAAACAATATGACTAAACACCAGATCTGTGAATTATCACTCGAGCGTTTCGGAGTCGCGTTAAACTATCGCGTCGAGAAAAAGGCTCTAATTTCTGAGTTTCTTGAGTTTCAATCCCAAGAACCGTAAGGAGATCTACAAGATGACATTCCAAATGCCCATTCGGCAGCCAGTCGAAATGACTGCGGCTGCTCAGGCTCACTTCGCCAATATCGCACATGGCAAAATCGTAAAACTCAGCGTTGAAGGTGGCGGTTGCGCTGGCTTCCAATATGCATGGCGCATACTGGACCAGGAAGACGAGCTATATCCTAACGATGAAGTTGCACAGTATGATGCCTTCTCATTCGCCGTAGACGGCGCTAGCTTGATGTTCCTTACCGGATCACAAGTGAACTACCTTACTGACATTACAGGTAGCCACATCGAAATCGTTAACCCATTGGCTTCGGCTGGGTGCGGATGTGGCGAGTCAGTAAGCTTCAAATAAGGAAACCACATGACAGAAACTGTAATTGTTGTCTACTATTCGGGCAACCCTGAGCTGGAAAGATTCAAATCAGACAACGCTGATGTGCTCAAGGGATTGCGCGTAATCTATGCTCACAACACTGACTTTGGCGGTGTTCGTATGGAAGTGATGCACGTAGGCCTATGACCGCAGATCTCTCCCGCTACGCACACTTTGTTGACACTGTTACCAGTGAAAGCAGCAAGGACCTAGAACTATGGATTGCCCGACTGCGGCAATTGCAAGCCGAAGGCATCAGCCCTTCACTACTCAGCACCGGCAGCACTGGCATGGCTGGTGAGAGCGGAGAGTTTTCCGAGATCGTCAAGAAACTCAACTGGCACGGAAAACCACTCACACAAGAACTTCTTGATCACATGAAGAAAGAACTGGGCGACATCATCTTCTACTGGGTGATGTGCTGTCAGTCACTGGGCTTTGATCCCAACGACGTGATCAAGCTGAATGTGGACAAGCTGCAAGCGCGTTACCCTGAAGGACACTTCAGCGTGGAACGTGCAGAGAATCGTGCTGAGGGCGACATCTAATCAACAACGCATGAAGTCAGGCAGGTGCTTGACTTTTGTAAGCCGTTGTTATATAAAGGATATACGCAGATGAAGAAACCACAGAAGAAAACACAGATCCAAGAGCTGTCAGACCGCTTGCAAACATTGATGAGTAAGCGACTGGCAGCGTATCGTGCTGGCGCAAGCTATCAGATCATGGAGCAGATTGACAACATGATTGCTGAGACGCAACTTGACCTCTACACGGAGAGTGAACTACAACGTCACCGTGAAGGCAAAGACCAGGATGGAGAAAGCTTCATAGTATGAAGTCCAACCAGCTACATCAGATTGTTTTGGACGAAGCAGACCTGCTTGAAGTGTTCTACAGAGGACAAGAAGTGAATAGCCTTGTGGTTGAAGACAGCGGTTGGGTCCAGAGATTCAACCGCAACTGCACAGAATTTGGACTGCCATTTACCATTGAGTGGTCCACTGAGAGTGTCAATGAGCCCGCAGAGTTTGTGCACAACAATCTCGCCGGCTGGCATATGCCCGAAGAATACCAGCGGATGGACATACGGAATTATCTGCTAAGTAAATGCACCAGCGAAGCGGCTACGCAAAGAGTGCAGCATGAGCTTGAAGAATTTGAACGTCGAGACATGATGAACGTTCTCAAGTGGCTCAAATACTTTGTGGACACCATGCGCGCCAACAACCAGATATGGGGCGTAGGTCGTGGTAGCAGCGTGAGCTCATATGTGTTGTTCTTGATGGACGTGCACCGAGTGGACTCGCTCAAATACAATTTGGATATCAAGGAATTCCTCAAATGAAACAGGTTAGAACGGCAAAGGGTCGTATGATTGACATGGGTGCGTTGGCTAAGGCCAACGAAGAAACCCGTGCGGTCTCGCCCGGTAACATCATAATGAACGGTCGCGGCGACAGGCTGGACCAGGGAGGCAACGTGGTTCAAACAGTGCAGGCCAAGAGCCGTGCAGTGCGCGATACCACAGTGGCTCCTCAAAAGACGAGGCTGAGCGACGCTCCTGGCGCTCCAGCCAAAAAGGCAGCTCGTCCTGCGTCAACTGAAAAGGTTGTGCGTCGCGAAGCTAAAGAGCGTGAAGATGGTTCGCAGTATGTGGAAATCGAATACGAAGACGGCAGCATTGACGTAAAAGAGGTTGAATGATGAAGCAAATTACCCCACTGCATGATAAAGTGCTTGGACGTATGTTGGATGCCATTGGCGGCACCAAGACCACAACAGGTGGTGTTATGATCGTCGAGCACAACCTGACTGATGGAGCAATTCGTCCACGCTGGTTTGAGGTTACTCATGTCGGTCCTGAGCAAAAGGATGTAGCCGTTGGCCAATACGTCTTGGTTCCGCATGGACGTTGGAGCCGTGGACTTGACGTTGAAGGAACCCACCGCGTAGAGGAATTCCTGTTCCTGATTGACCATATCGAGATCATGGGAGTTCAGGATGTCAACCCTCTACCCTAAAAACAACTTGACTCGCGAGGGTATAATCAGTAATATGTGTTATACCTGGCGCCATGATTTTGGCTTGCCAGCTGATCCTGATTTCCCTGGGATGGGAATGACGGAGTCTGATCGCGAATTTCTTTGGCGACAGATGGCGCAGATTTTCGACAACGATATCGCGCCCAACATGGAGCTCAAGCGTGAGCACCGCAAAGCAATTAAACAACAGGCACGTGAAGAGAAACGAGCTCAACGCGCCGCAAGTAATTATTCGCGTGTAGGCGCGGACGCAATGATTCGAGGAAAGTAATGGCAGCAAGCGCATTGTGGGTTGAAAAGTATCGACCACAGACACTAAAAGACTACGTATTCAAAGATGACAATCAGCGCCGCACTGTTGAGCAATGGGTCACTGAAGGTGGCATTCCACACTTGCTGTTCTATGGAAGTGCAGGCACAGGCAAGACCACACTGGCCAAAGCATTGGTGCACGACCTGGGTATACAGGACGCTGACTTCATGTATATCAACGCCAGCCGTGACAACGGCGTGGACTTGATCCGTGACCGTGTCACACGCTTTGCTAGCTCAATGCCTTGGGGTGACTTCAAAGTGATCCTGTTGGACGAAGCTGATTACATCAGCCCCAACGGGCAAGCTGCTCTGCGCGGCGTTATGGAAGAGTATGAGAGCGTGGTGCGCTTCATCCTTACATGCAACTATGTCAACCGCATCATCCCAGCTATCAAGAGCAGAAGCCAGGAATTACACATTAACAACCAGGACCAGACGGACTTTACAGCGCGCGTGGCTGAGATCTTGATCTCAGAGGGAGTTGATTTTGAACTGGACGACCTTGACAGCTATGTGCGAGCAACCTATCCAGACTTGCGCAAGACCATCAACAGTGTGCAACAGAACGTGATGGATGGACGCTTGACACCTGCAGAGAAGAGTGGCGACCTTGCAAGCGACTGGCGCCTGCAAATGGTTGGCTTGTTTAGGGAGAAGCGCCTGCGTGATGCTCGTCAGCTGATTTGTGACAACGCAACACCTGAGGACTTTGACGACATCTATCGCTTCCTCTACCGCAACTTGGACTTCTTTGGCTCAACTGACGAGCAAAAGGACAGCGCAGTTGTGATCATCCGTAACGGTATGGTCAAGCACACACAGGTTGCTGATCCTGAGATCAACCTTGCAGCAACAATGATTGAACTGGAAAACATCTGATGGCTGTCGACGACACTTCATACGGCACGTATGGCGAACGCTATTACCGAACGGACTCTGAGCAACGTGACGCAGTTCGCTATCGCCAAGACAAAACCCGAGAACGACTACGTGGTCTCGGTGCAGAGGTTCTTGACGTTCGCACCATTATGGTAGAGCCTGAAATTCAGGACTACTACATTGGGGGTGACCCATACGCCAAACAATACCTGAGCCGTGGCAGAGAAATTGAAACATTGTTCACTCTAGAGATCAAGGGACGCCATGCTGACAGCTTGATTGAATGTGTGGAACGTGTAACTGAGTTCGAACGTCGTGCCTATCACTATGAGTCCGAACTCCGTGTATCCACTGCATTGCTAACCAAATTGCAGACTCAAATGGGTGCAATCGGTGCCTTCCTGAAAGACAATCCCAGTGCCAAAGACAAATGGGATGAACTTGTGGTGTTGGCCAAACTGTCAGGCGTGGACCTGAAGTTAGACTGATCACAATTGCCCAAACAAAATCAAGTCCATTACTGCATACGTGCACCCTTCCCTGACGATGATCAATACTGCTTCGTGCTTGACAGTCATGGGGAAGTGTTGTATTATTCACGTAAAGCAGATGCTGTGGAAACAGCACATGAATACCCTGACGCAATAGTTATAGAGAGCACGTATCATGTCTACTAGCGGAACTGTGTTTCTTTTGGTCATGCTGGGTTACAACCCCGCCAGCCACAAAGTGCAAGATAGCCGAGAGATGAGCTGGCATGCCAGTCACTCAGAATGTCTCACCGTGATGCAAGCCGAACAGGATCGTGGTCGTCGCGAAAGCTTCAACCAGGTCTACACCTGCCTTCCGGTTGTGGACTATGAGATGGCTGATCTCGTTGCGCAAAACTCGGGAGCGAATTACCCGAGGCGTCACGGAAGTGGGAATTTGACACTAGGACAATGATTAGAAACCAAGCAGAATACAACGCTCTTTTCGATTCGATTTATGTCGTGGCATTGAGCGGCCAACGACTCTACTACCCTGACCCCATCATTACATTTAACGATGCATTGGGCGTCGATGTATGCACTGTGTTCAAGATCAAGCAGCGCATTTCGCGTGATGCTGCCAATGATTTATTCGAGATGGAGTTTGACAGAAAATCCGCCACCTACAAACAATTGGGTGAAAAACGCTCAGACTTGATCCTGGATCGTTTGCGCGACCGCATCAAAAGCCATACTATGACCACCAGCAAACTTCCATTGCGCGAACGTTTTGCAACCAGTTGGCCAGCCAGTCCATTTGAAGAATGGTTGGACGAAACAGTTGAATACCACTGGATGACTGCGGAGTGGTTCAAACATGAAGATGACTTCTGGAGCGATTATGCGGTCATGACTTCAGTGCACGTTCCAATACTGGGCGATCGGGCTGAGTTTATCTCCAATTACGGCGGCACCTTTGTGCTCACCAAAATGGGCTATGACTTTTGAAATTTACCGGCATACGAGAGTATCCAGCCAACCTGATGCCGTTGCAAATCGGCAACTGTTTCGCTGGGTTCTTTCTTCGTTCACACAATCAGATCAACGAACTTAGCTGGACTGGAACTTATCCAGGCATTACAGGCTGGGTCCATCCTGCGCGCGAGCAGCTAGAGGCTTTTCGTCGTGCCCTGGAAGAGTCCTACAAT